CAGTCAGGCCCAACGGACGCAACCGCCCATAGATTGCCGCAAACTGTTTGTTGGCTTCGGTCTGGCTGAGGTTGAACGCCTCTGCTGTTCGAGTAGCAGCAGCCTGCGCCTGTTCGATTTCCTCGTAACCACGCGCCAGCGCAACCAAGCGAGCATTCGATTGGATGCGGTCTAGGCCGGTATTAAACGCAGCCTGAGCAGTACCGGCTGCAATTAATGATGCGGCAAAACTTCTGAATTGCTTGCTGAGCTTGGCTACACCTTTGCTGGCTTTTACAGCTTCGTCATTGAGCTTTGCAATCTTTTGATTGGCTTTGCCTAAGTCACCCTGCAGCTCAGAGACCGTTTTCTCTAACGCCCGCATCTTCATTTCCAGCTTTTGCAGCTGGTTAAGACCAGGGGTCTTAATCGGAAGAATGATGGGTGCGGTAGTGGCCAAGAAAAAAACCGCCGATAACTCAGTTTAACGGCGGCCTCTACGTGCTTTTTTCATTTGTTCTTCCTGCTGATCATTCATCAGCCCGAAGTAAGTAAGCCATAACCAAAGCTCTTCATATGTCATCTCGCGCCGTAGTTGGCCGAGTGTCATCCCAAGCTCTTTGGCTACATGCAGTTCAGCCAGCAACTGATTTTCTTTCTTTAGCTGACTCTTCAGGACTTTTGATGTCGAGGTCTGTGTCCTCATCTTCCTCAGCTGCATTCATGGCGCTAAGGATTTTGGCAGAGGTCTGCATTGACAAGACACGCATCAAAACCGGGATAGCGTCGGATTGATACTGCGGGCTCCCACCTTCGTCCATTGCTTTTTTGACGAACAAGCGGGCAGTCGTTTCCATCAAATCATCAGGGTCCTTGCTCGCCTTTTTTGCTGCCTGGTACTCAGCGATAGTCATTGGCTTGGACCAAAAGGTCAAATCATGACCGTCAATTTCAAGCTCGTGTTTGGTGAGCTTGTTTTCATTGGCTGCAATTTCCAGCAGCTTGTCAAGCTGACGCATGGGAAGTTTTGTGCTTACAAAATGAGAATAGCTCAGATGTAAGGGGGGTAAGCACCACCCCCTCACATCCTGGGTCGCAGCTCAGGGCTTCCCGCATTGAGCTTACCCAAGAAAAAAGCCCCGATACACGGGGCTAGGGGATGGGGACGTTTTTATTGAATCAGCTCAAGTCGGTCTTGAACAGATGAGCAACATTGCTGATCGTGTAACCGATTTCAGCCGTGATGGGATCATCCGGGTTGACCGAAATCGACATTGATTCAAGGCTCACGTCTGCCTCGATATACATCGAGTTGGTCAAATCAGGTGCAGGAGTCGCCGCACCATCAGACACCGTGTTGACGAACAAGCGGACCCGTGCGCCTTCCTGTGAGGTCAGCATCACGTTGTCCAGCATGCGCTGACCCAGGGCATCATCGTTGTCGGTGAAAATCACCGTGATGGTGCCTGAACCTGAGGCGTAGCCAGGCTGCGTGCGACGGAAGGGAGCGTATTTGCCCGCTTCAGCGTTGGCGCCAACACCACATGGAAGCGTTGTCACATCAAGGCTTTCGCGCTCAATAGACAAGTCCCAAGACTGGATCTGACAGACCGCACCAAAGGGGTCGTATTTGATCCCAATGTGGCCAGTACTGTCAGCGCTGCCAGTACCGCCGGTTTGAGTCAGGGTGATAGCAGTGCCGCCTTTGGTGGCTGACACATCAATCGTCGTGGCAGTTTTCGCCACCACAAAATACTGAGTGTCTTCTGCCAACTCATCACAAAGGTTGCCGCCGTCTTCTTCTACGAAAACGACAGGATCGCCAACGCGGAAATCGTGCTGAGCAGGAACAGTGATGCTGGTGCCAGCTGGGAAATCAGTGAAGTCCAGCAGGCAGAATTTTGTCGCTGACGGGGTGTAATACAGCGAGCCGTCTTGCCCGGTTAGGGCAGACGTTGAACATGCGACTGGCATTTAAGCCTCCAGAAAGAACAACGGGGGGCGTTGTCTCGGGGGGCAAGAGACACATTTAGCTTACTGAAGCAATAAAGGGACAGCTAATCGTTGCTAACGCATAAGGCTCATCGCCATTTAGCAATGCCACAGGCCCATTGATCTGCCCTGCCTTGACTTTCACGCTGCCGCCCCAGTCGTACAACGTGTTCATCACGGTCATTGCTGTGGCGCTGTATTGCTCCAATGCCTTCATCCCGCGACCGCGTGGGACATAGATGGAAAGCTGCAGGTTGCCGTTGATTTGCTCCACGGCTCCGTCAGTGACGCAGACAGTGGGCATGGTGGTGTCGAGGTAGCTGATCAAGCAAACGACATACGGCAACGCTGGTGGCGTCTCTTGCACGTTGTCGAACATCACCTCGATTGGCGGCACCAACGCTTGAAACGCGGTGTTCACCTTTGTCTCGATGTGGGCGCGGATGGCTTGAAACGTCATTTGACCTTGCTCAGCTCCCGTTGAAAGATGCGATCCGCATCCTTGGTCATGTTGTTTTCAATTCTGGTGAACCAATCACCACCACCCCGGCGGCCGTTGTACGGGTCATAAGCAGCCCGCTGGGTGTAAGGCAGGTTGCTACTGATAAACCAGTTGCCGCCGTAGGTGATCTGGCCACCAAACGGTTTGAGCTGAATGGGGCCTAATGCTTCCCGGACTGGTGGAGCAGAAAGGTCAGGCTGATTGCGGCCAATGTTCCAGCTAGACGCCAGCCGACCCGTCAACACCGGTGACGCTGCTGACAGCTTGCTGCGGGTGTTGGTCAGGAACTGCGCGGTAGCGCGATCCAACGCCTCGTCGATTTCCTTGATCACCTTGCTGCCGTCCCATTTCTTCGCCATCAGTCAGCCCTGCAGATGAGCTTGCTGGCGATGAGACCAGCAGACGTGTACGTGGGATCGACCGCCACGACCTTCCACGCAAGGCCCTGATACTCGACTTGATCAGCAGTGGTAGGTAGGTGGGGCATCCCTCCCGTCCCGTGATGGATCCACAGCCGTAATTCCTGGCTCTCCCCAACCCCGCCTTCCTCGAGGCGCCCTCGAGAGAGCACGCCCGCATTGATGTCGAACTGAGTGGTGTCCTGCGTGACATCGCCAGTGGTTGGGTCGTAGCTGCCGCCGTTATTGCGCAGGTAGGCGACCGTCGTCGGAAAGACCTGATCAATCAGCTCTTTCGCTACCGGCAGAAAAGTGGCGTCAATATCCATCAGATGACCTCCTTCATCAACTGGGTCAGACGGGCCTCATCGATGTCATAGGTCTTGCAGGCCCAAGCCTTGAACTCAGCGCCGTACAAAAACATCCCATTGCCAACAACCTGTTGCTGGCGGATCTTGATCATCAGCTCGCGTTCTTGATCCGTCATGAGCGGACCCTCAGAATTACGCGGCCACCACCGGTGCTGATGTCAGCCCAGCAAGCCAAGATCCCCTTAAGCCAAGGCAGCTTTTCAATAAGGGTTGGCGTGTCACAAGTGACGCAGCTATCTGAACCACTTTCGCCTGATGGATAGGCGGCATAGGAAATTTTGAGATCACCCAATTCCTGAGAGGCCACGTAGGTGCCAGCAGCACCACCACCGCTACCGCCACCAGGAGAACCAGTAATCATCTCCGGGTTGACCAGCAGGTTGTAAGCGATCAGACATTGCGCATCAATGATCGCTTGCGGGATAAACGAACATGTTGCGGTTACCCCATCGCAACTGACCTCTGAACGCGGCCAGGCACGCATCTGAGGCAGCGATGAACTATCTGTTGAGGGGTTGCATCGTTTGCCGCCGAAATCAACGGTGTCAAGCCATTTAGCCGCCTGTAGCAACGCAATGGTGCGCTCGCTTTCGGTCTTACCTAGCCAAACAGATTCCCACGATTGCAACGCCGCAAATTGATCAGCATCTGGGCCGGTGATGTAGCTGTTGCTAGTGGCCCCGCCCACCGTCGCAATGATGTCGGAATAGGCAGCCATTACAAAATCTCTGTGTGGGTGATTATGTAACCCTGTTGCGCCAATTCTATTCGCCTGCGTCTGGCGTCTTTACGGTCGCAATGTTCCAGGTGAAGCACGCCCTGCCTGTAGCAGTGCATACGAACAACGTTGATCACGGCGGAGGCTTCCGGGTGCAATCGCAGTCTATTTAGACAAAAAAAGAGGCTCTCGAAAGAGCCTCTGATCCGTGTTTGGTTTAAGCCTAATCAGGCAACAGTCATCCCGTAAGGGGTGTTGACGATCAACTCGACCAAGGGCACATTTTCCCGGCTGGTGTAAGCCAGAGTCCAGTTGTCCTTGTCAGCCAGGTCGCTGTTCTCAGGGTGCATGTCGCCGCCGTAGCTGGTTCCCAGAACGTGGTCGAGACGGTTGTAGGTCACCGACATCACGTTTTGCAGGCTCAGGATGTCCTCATCTGCCTTAATGGTCAGAGGGAACTGTGAACCAGTGCGGATGACACCAGGAGCAGCCAGATAGCAGGTGTACCCCATGGCGTCACCAGTGCTGCCGCTAGCAGGAGTCACCGTGGGGACTTGCGAATCAACAACGACCCGAAGCCCTGCGAAATATCCAATTTGGGTGTCAGTAACACCAACTCCATTGGATGCGTAGTTGACAGTGCCGCCGCTGTTCAGGAAGGTCAGCATTCCGCGAGCTTCCATGTCTGCAGCCACCAAGGGGTGAACAACCAGCACGGACACATCAGCAGCCTTCTCACCAAGCAGATACTTGGCCTGAGTTACTGAAGCAGCAGTCAGATAGTTGCTGTCATCAGGAGTGCCGCCAGCAGCCGCAGCCTTATTCAGGCTGTTGCCAGCAAGGGCAGTGCCAAACAGACCGGTCAACTGAGAAATCACCTTGCTGGTGATGTCCTTGTTGATCTTGCGGGTCAGCTGAGATGACACGTTCTGAAGCGCATCCTCCCCGGTCTCGTAGCCGGAAAGCATGTCAGCAGCGAATGCAGCACCACGGGTCACAATCGGCCCGTATTGGGTCGATGCGGTGTGTTTTTGCGTCAGATAATGCCCCTTGGTAGAGGTGCCCCATGTAGCGGAAGAGTCAACATTCTCTTCCGTGTAATCCAGCTGATCGAAGAACGGCAGCTCGACCAAAACACCCGTCACATTGTTGAGACGCGCATCGGTCTGGATCAGGCCGGACTGGATCATCGCGGAGTTCTCCACGATCTGTTCAGTCAAATAGGTTGAAAATGCTGCGCTCGTCGCGAGTCTCGTTACCGAGCCGATGTCGCTAGTAAAAACAGACGCGTTGGGAGCGGTGCCCCAGTTAGCGCCGGAGGCGAAGCCTGCCATGGTTCTTGTTGATTAAAGGGTTGACGAATTAACCCGCCGCTTTCAGCTGTGCTGCGCGGTCAGGCTGTTCCATCTCCAATGAAATCCGTTCAGTCAGGGACATTGAGCCCCATGACTTCTGGCCGTTGGACGATGAAGAAGAACCGGCTGCACTCATCCCGCGTGCTCCGCTACCAGCAAAGTGATGTTCCCAACCACTGCCTGGAGTCCTGAGAGATTCCAGATGTTGCTGCAATGGCACTTCGACGCCCCCGGCGAGTGCAATTGGAACACCATCCTTCAATCTCAGGTTTTCCTTGAGCAGTGAGAACGCTTGGTCTGGGTTTACAACGCCGCTCTGTGAAAGGGCATTGAGTGCGGATGCTTTGATCTGCTGCTGTTGAAAGGCCACATCCTTTTCCTCAAGCTGAGTTTTCAGCTGAGCGATTTCATCCTGAAGGGATGACACCGTGGAGGTTGCGTCCTGCCACAACGTCTTGAACTCACCAGATTCGGCCAGCTGGTTTTGCTTGGCTTTCTGCTGGTTGTTCTGCAGATCAGAGATCTGACGCTGCAGGTCTTCGACTGATGCGCTTGCATTCTTCTTCTCAGTCAACAATTTCTTGTTGTTCGCCTCTAGGAGAGCGATTTTGTTGAGAAGTTCCGTGCTGGCATCGGTTCCGCCCGCTTGGGCTTGAGCGTCGTCCGCTTGGACTTGTTGCTCTGGAGTGTCAGACATGCGTGGGTAAGTGAACTGGGACTCCGCATGGAGTTAGCGTCAATATAACGCTTGCAAAATGACAATCCCAATATCTACTTTTGACGGCGTGCGAGTTTCTCGACCGGAATCCACTTCTGTGCGCCAGGCTTGCCCGTGAGCATCGCGTTGAGAATTTGCTCTGGA